AAAAATTCTTGATTCAACAGCAACCTATGCCTGCGCCTGGTGCTCCTACTCCTGATGGTACGCCAGTTCCTGGTGGTGCGCCAGCAGGTCCAATGGGGGGCGCTCCGCCTCCTCCTGCCCCAGATCAAGGGGCGTTTGCGCCTACTGGTGGGGTTCCTCCTGAGTTGTTAGCTCAGTTGCAGGGACAAATGGGTATGGAATTGCCTTCCCTTTAGTGGGACACTGTGATTAACTTATAGGAACAACTTATTATCGAGACTCCTAGGAGGACTTTGTGTCTGAAGAAACAGAAGCTACAGAACCCACAGAAACAGTGGATAACCTTGAAACTTCTACAGAAGTGCCAGAGGAACCTGGATACACCGTCAAAATAGATGGTGAGGAACAGCAGGTCACCCTTGAAGAACTTCAAAATGGTTATCAAAGGCAAGCGGATTATACCCGCAAAACGCAAGAGATAGCTGTTGAGCGTGAGCGTTTGCAACAAGCAGAAGCTATTGTGTCAGCGTTGGAAAATGACCCATCGGGGACACTGCAAACTTTAGCTCGTTCTTTTAATGTAGATACGTTTGACCAGCCTCAAACAAATGAGGATGGCTATGAACTAGATGCTACTGAAAAGAAATTAGTTGAGTTAGAGAACAAAATAGCCAAGCAAGAGCAAGCGCAAAGAGTTCAACAAGTAGAGCGTGAAGTTGATACTTTGCAAGAAAAATATGGAGAGTTCGATAGGAAAGAACTACTAAACCATGCGTTAAAGCATGGCATTCCAAATTTGGAAGCTGCATATACTCATATGCGTTTCAATGAAGTTAAGTCTACTGCTGATAAATTGACGCAGGAGCAAGAAATAACTAACAAGAAACGTGAGGCAGCGGTAGTCGCTCCTGGTGGTTCCACACAAAGTGGCACTACTCCTGAACCAACTCCACAGGTTACTTCATTACGAGAAGCTTTCGCTTTAGCTAAACAACAGTTAAACAATTAACCTCTAAGGAGATAAGAATATGGCGGGTAACGCTAATTTTGATGAGATTCTTACCACTACCTTAAATAACTATGTACCTCGGTTAGTTGACAACATTTTCACAGCTAGGCCTCTGTTCTACGCTTTGACAAATGGTCAAACTATTCGACGCATAAACGGTGGTGCTAAGATCGTTGTTCCAGTAATTTATGGAACGAACTCAACTGCTGGTTCATACAGCGGAACAGATAGTATTTCTACGACTGCTCAAACAGGCATTTCAGCTGCTGAGTACAACTGGAAACAATATGCTGCAACTGTAACAATCAACGGTTTAGAAGAAGCAAAAAATAATGGTGAGGCACAAATCATTGACCTTCTAGAAGGCAAGATTTTCCAAACCCAAGAAACAATAATTGAAAACATGAACTCCATGTTCTATGCAGACGGAAATGGCAACAGCCAAAAAGACTGGATGGGCATTGGCGGTATTGTTGGAACAGGAAATGACGGTGGTGGCGGTGCATCCATTGGTGGCATTGACGCATCAGGTTCTAACAACACATGGTGGAGATCATCAGTTACTAACGTAGGTGGTGCTCTAACTGTGGCTGGCATGGCAACCATGTATAACAATGTTTCTGTAGGTAACGATCAGCCAACGATCATCATTACAGATCAAGACGAATACGAAAAGTATGAGTCTCTATTAACTGGCAACATTCGGTACACAGATACTGACATGGCTGACAGCGGGTTCCAGAACCTTCTGTTCAAAGGTGCGCCTGTTACGTTTGATTCAGATTCAAACCTAGACGGCAAAATGTACTTCTTGAACACGAAGTATCTACAACTTGTTGCTCATAGCGATGTTTGGTTCAAGCCAACACCGTTTGTACGCCCAACTAACCAAGACGCTGTGTTCTCACAGATTCTTTGTTACGGCGAGCTAACCACAAGCAACCGTTCCCGACAGGGACTACTTGTTGGTCTAACTGACTAAGGTTGTTGATGGGTAGAGGTTACGCTTACGCACATAAAGCTGGTTCAAGACCGTACGGTCAGCCAAAAGAGAACTTTCGTGAAAGTACTCCTAGGCCAGAAGGCGTTGGTCCTTCTAGGAACGTTCGGCAAGTTATGGATACCAGCGTAATGCAAGCGGAGCCTACTCCCTCAGTTAGCAAATGCAAAGCACTCACCCGCAGTGGGGAAGCCTGTAAAGGGCGACCCCCTGCGGGAGGTGATTTGTGCAACTTTCATATCGAAAGGGAATAATCATGCAAATTCAAGAGATGAGGGCATACATCCGAGGATTGCTTGATATAGATTCGTCAGACATATCTGACGACATACTTAATCGCTTCATAGGCGAAGGTTACGATCAAATTGTTTACTCAGAGAAACGATGGCCTTTCTATGAAGCAGAAGACACGTTTACGACAGTTAATGGCACATCTGATTATGACTTAGAGTCAAGCTCTGCTGTGCTTACAACTAACACAAATGGTTTACGAGATGTAGCTGCGTTACGCACAGATGACCATGTACTAACATACTTGGGTCGTGATGATGGCGACATTGTATACCCTCTGAACTCTAACTCTAATGGAGATGTGTACTACTTCTCTAATTGGGCTGAGAAGATTCGTTTATATCCAACTCCTTCTAGCGCTCAAACTATTTATGTTCGTGGCTACAAAAAACCTAGTTCGTTTGGTACTGGTTCAGCAGATGGTACAGCTCCTTCAGACTTTCCTGAACCATTCCACATTCTTTTCGCTACTTATGGTGCTGCTCGTGCATATGAACAGCAAGAAGACCCTGGAATGGCTCAACAGTATTACGGCATATATGCCAGAGAGTTAGACAATCTAAGAGCAAGACACATTGATGTGCCTACGCCACAACCCCTAGTGTTGAATCAAAGAAACGCTAGTAGGTGGCGTTCACAATCAATAATGCCTAATCGCTTGCGATATAGTTGGGAGTAGCCTATGGCAAAGCAAGGCTACAAGACTGAGGTTCTTGCCAACTTTGCAGGTGGCTTAAACTTCAGAACTGACCAGTTTAACTTACAACCCAATGAGTCACCCGATTTGTTAAACGTTGACGTTGACCCTCGTGGAGGTGTCAAACTACGCAATGGTGTTACAGCTATAAACGCTTCAGCTCTAGCTGCTGAGGTCGAAGGCCTAGCGTCATTCTTTACAGATGGTGGCACATCACAGATTATAGCTAATCATGGAACTGCTGTTGCGAGAAGCACAGGTTCAAACTTTACAGCTATAACAGGTCAGACAGCTAGAACTAATGGGTCTCGCATGTACGGCATGACTATGAACAATGTGTTCTATGGAGTATCAGGAGACGTAGTTTCGTTTAAGTGGGATGGTTCGTCAGCTGCTGATTTAGGCACAACACTTGATGGTTCTGCTGGCAACTTTCCTATAGGCCAGTATGTAACGTTCTGGAATAACTTTGCTTGGGTAGGTAAAACCTATGAGGGTTCTACTTACTACAATTCTAGACTACGTTGGTCTAACGCTAATCAGCCTGAGAAGTGGACTAACACAGATTATGTAGATATAGATGTTGGAGAACGTGGTGACATCATTACTGCATTGGTTCCTCTCGCTGATCGTTTACTCATATTCAAGAACAACAGTGTTCATGCTATGTATGGGTTTGATTCTGATTCTTTCCAGCTAACTGCGCTATCTAGAGATGTAGGTTCTATAGCGCTGTCATCCCCTGTATCAACACCATATGGTGTCTTCTTCTGGCATGATCGTGCAGGCGTGTACCTGTATGATGGGCAGAATTTCACCAATGTGTTTGAGAAGCTTAGGCCTGCCATAGATAATGGCAGGATAAGCTTTACTACTGCACCTCAGTTAGCTTGGTACGAGAACCGCTTGTATCTTTCGTTAGACATGTTGGAGTATTACAAAGCAGGTACTCAAGTAACTAAACGGCATGTTATGATCTTTGACCCGACTATGCAATCGTGGACGTTGACAGATATTGATGCGACCACAATGCACGTTCATGCTCCTCCTGGTGGGGAACCCACTTTGTTAGGTGCATGTCAGACAACTGCCAATGTAGGTCGTGTCATAAAGTTTGAACAATCTAACCCAACGGATTCATATGATGCTTCTGCCACAACTCGTGTTGAATCACATTTTACGACTCCTTGGATGTCTGGTAAGAACCCAGTAGTTAAGAAACGTTGGGGTAGGCCACAGGTAGTTATTGATGCTGCGTCTACTTTGACAATGCAGGTCGAGGTGTATACCGACTATGACAAGGCTTCTTCTAGGAAGACTGTTGATATTAATGTGGCTGGTCGTGAGTCTTCTTCTGTGTGGGATACTGCAACGTGGGCTTACGAAGATGAAAGCGGTGACTCCAATAAAGGTATTTGGGGTGCGGAGTCAGCTAACAAGATTACAGATGTTGTTCGTGTGCAGAGCCTTGGCAATGCCAAGTCTGTTGCGTTAAAAATTAATGGACCAACTGAGTCTAGCAGTTGGGAGATTAACGGAATTATGTTTACTTACAAACCAAGGAGATTACGGTAATGGCTCTTACAGTCAACGACTTTCAAGCAGGAACGGTTATTACTGCTTCTGCAATGAATACAAACTTTGCAACTATTGAGAACTATGTGAACAGCTCACCAGGTTTAGCTGCTTTAACTGGTGCTACGTTTAGTGGTTTATTAACTGCTAATGGTGGCATCACTGCAACTGGTACAACAGGGGTAGCAACGTTCACTGCTTCAGGAACTGCCACTATCGGCGGTGTTGTAGATATCACAGATACTACTGATTCTTCTGACGCTACTGGCGACACTGGCGCTTTGCGCTGTGAAGGTGGAGCTAGTATCGCTAAGAAGTTATACGTTGGTACAGATTTAGATGTTGATGGTACAACTAATCTAGATACTGTTGATGTGGATGGAAACTTTACTTTAGATGGTAACGTTGCAGGTGCTAACTCAATTACTCGTATAGCGTATAGCGACAGCGGTGCTGCTACTGTTGCAAGTAATCAGGTTAATACTACGCCTACGATTTTTGTGTGTACGTCAGAACCCACTGCTACTAGCAATGGTGATATTTGGATAGATATTAGCTGATGGCGCAGATTAAGGCTCGTAAGGATGGTGCTTGGGTGGCTGTGCCTAATGGTACAACTATTAAAGCTGAGAAGGATGGCTCTTTAGTTATTCCTACAAAAGTTCAGGCTCGTAAGGATGGGGCGTGGGTTACTGTTTGGAACAAGTCAGACCCTAAGACTGTTTCCTTTAGGGCAACAGCTACTAACTCGTGGCGTAGCACAGGTTGGCGTGGAGCCAACGATTTACGAGCAGGTAACTTTCAAAACTTTGGTACACATATAGGTTTAATGAATTTTACTGATGCGACATCTACTGGTGACATATCTGGCGAAACAATAGCTACAATTATTGGCACTCGACCTAATCTAACTAACGTCAAATTAACGTTAGAGCGTGATGGTTCTACAGGTACTAACCCTCTTGGTAATGGTTCTGGAGATCAGAACCCTTACTATGTTGGTTACTACAGCGCTGCTGGTGGAACGTTTGCTAGTGGCAATGCTAGTTCCTTGCTAACTACCACCAATATGGCAACAATAGCGTATGCTACGATTGCTGCTTTAGGATGGAACTACAACGAATCTAAAGATTTGACATTAAACGCTAATGTGGGAACACAAGCTGCCACTAGATACATTTGGATTTCTGACAGGTCTACTGGTTGGTTACCTAACACAGGTTCAGGGGGGTCAGGATATTCAGAAGTATACAGCAGGTTTGAAGGTGACCCATCTGACTCTAACTGTGCAACTCTAACATTTACGGCGGACTTCTAATGCCTAAAGATATACAATATACCAAACTACTAGGGC